TGCGGCGATCCACTGGCGCTTCGCGTCGGTTTCCTGCTGTACGGTCTTAAGGTTGGTCTGCTCAGCCGCCGGGAAGAGCTGCTTAAGCTGTTTGAACAGAGCATCGACGAGACGCTCTGCGCTCATGTTTACAACGTTGTCCTGCTGATCATGTTGATTGTCCGGGCCCATCATGCGAGCCAGAGCGCCGGCATCACGATTCTGAATTGCTGCGAATACGTTACTCATAAGAAATCCTTCCAGCCCTCAGGGCTGTTCCAGTGTGGTACGTCATCGTCAGAGCTGTCACCGCGCTTTCCTGCTGCTCTTTTTTTCCTGTTCATCAGTAGCCGGGCAAACTTCTGCTCCCACTGCACGTGTTGCATCACTTTGCCTTCTGCCATCCAGTAGGTGATGAATTCAATCAGGTCTGATTTCTTGTACCCGTCAGCAGGTAGTGCGTGGCCCCACATTCTGGCGCGCATGACAAAGTCTTCTGACGGCTGCCAGTTTTCATGCATGGTGAATTTGCCGATCGGTTCTCCGATACCTGGAACGACAACCGGAGGGATTTGAATTTCTTCGCGCGCAGAGAGAGGGGTTTTACTTTCCCTGATCCCTGTTCCCTGATCCATTCCTAATGGTACTTGTCCGGTATCAGTACCGTACTCATACGGTATAAGAGGTAAGCATCTGATTTTGCTTTCCTTTGGCTTGTTTACGACCTGATGTTTGAGGAAGTTTGTAATTGCCCCAAATTGCTTGCCATCTGAGGTGGAAAACATGGACAAATAACCACAGTTGGAAAGCTCCTGTATCAGTACCGGAATAGGAACGGACGGTTCACGGATGGGAAATACAGCCGCTTTTATCAGTTTAGGGTTAGCGTTGAAGTACCCTTCATCATCGGCATAATTCAGCAAACCAATCGCTAAAAGGCATGCCGGTTCTGAAAGCTCAGCCATATCCTCGTCTGTCCAGAACTCAGGCTTAATTGTGCGAATGCGCGCCATCAGATCACCTCCGGCACGTTGCCTTTCGCAGCTTCATCCATAATCCGTTTAATCTCAGCCTGGCGCCTGCGGTTTGACTCCATGGTGCATTCCACACAATGGCCGTTGTAAACCCAGCGCTCGCTGTCATGGCCTCGCTTACACTGCTTCCCGGTGTAATAACGCTTCAGTCCAGCCTTC